GGTACACAGGAGCCCAACCTCCCACATGCGGATGTCGTATAAAAGTATTACGACAGGTTTCCAACTTGTAGACGGTGGTGCAATACCATCCATCCGCTTTACAAAATAAATAAGATGACCGTTAAACTTGTTCTACTAAAATCTAACGAAGAAGTAATAGCAGATGTAAAAGAACTTGTAGATGAAAATGATAAACCCATCTTTATAGTTTTAGAAAATGCTTACTGCTGTAAGTTGATCGAAGACCCTGTTTTACTTACTGAAGATAGTACAGATACAGAAACTAAATATAGTGTTCAGTATTATCCTTTTATGCCTTTATCTGATGAAAAGAAAATATCCATTGATCCTAGTTGGGTTGTGGCTATAGTAGAACCAAAGAAGATGGTTAAGGAATCTTATGAGGCAAGAATGAATGGAACAGGAAATTAAAATACTAGTATTGGTTAGTGGTGAAACTATTATTTCACGGATAGAAGAAGTTGCTGCTTTAGATATTGGTCAACCTGATTGTAAATTAACATCTCCATATAAGTTAGATGAGTTTGTTGTAGAGGGAAAAGAAATGTCACCTTGGTTAGGTGAGGTAACTGATGATGTTGACATTATGATATGTTCTGATAAAATATTGACATTGGTTGAACCACACAAATCATTAGTGGATTCATATTTGAAAGTAGCTACAACATGAAGTTCTATACAAATGTTTTCCAGATCGGCAACAGTATGTTGGTCAGGGGATATGACAATGGAAAACATTTTGAAGAAAGGGTTGATTTTCGCCCTACTTTTTATGTGCCATCAAAAAGAAAGAGAAGTAAATGGAAAACACTTGATGGTCAATTAGTAGATCCTATCAAACCAGGCACAATAAAAGATTGTAGAGAGTTCATAGATAAGTATTCACAGGTGCAAAACTATAATGTGTATGGTAATGAACGATATGTTCATCAATATATTTCAGAAGAATATCCAGAGGATGAGATCAAGTTTGATCTAAACAAAATTAAATTAGTTACTATTGACATCGAGGTTGCTGCAGAGAATGGTTTCCCCGATGTCTTTAATGTTGCGGAAGAATTACTCTTAATTACAATACAGGATTATAGTACAAAAAGAATTATTACTTTTGGATCAAGGCCTTACACCAAAGATCCAGATAAAAAGAATCACATCTATATTGATTGTCATAGTGAAGAAGGATTGATTACCAAGTTTGTAGATTGGTGGCAAAGACATACGCCTGAGGTTATTACAGGGTGGAACTGTGAGTTGTATGATATCCCCTATCTTATGGGTAGGATGGAAAGATTGATGGGTGAGAAATACGCCAAGAGAATGTCACCTTGGGGTATTTGTAGACGCAATGAAATTAAGATTGCTGGTAGAGATAATATTGTATATGACATTGCAGGCATTTCAGTAATTGATTATCTAGACTTATACAAAAAATCCCCTGCAACTCCAAATCAAGAGAGTTTTAGATTGGATCATATTGCCATGATGGAACTTGGACAAAAGAAATTAGATCACAGTGAGTATGACACATTCCGTGAGTTCTATACAAAGAACTGGCAAAAGTTTGTAGATTATAACATCGTTGACGTTGAACTGGTAGACCGTCTTGAGGATAAATTAAAACTGATTGATTTATGTTGTACTCGTGCCTATGATGCCAAGATTAATTTTACTGACGTTGCTTTTCAAGTTCGTACATGGGATGCCATCATATACAATTACCTAAAGAAAAAAAATATTGTGATCCCACAAAAGGATCGTAACAAGAAAGACGAGAAGTATGCTGGAGCATATGTAAAAGAACCTAAGCCTGGTAGATATGAATGGGTAGTTTCCTTTGATCTTAACTCACTATATCCGCATTTAATTATGCAGTACAATATCTCACCAGAGACTCTACAAGATAAAAAACATCCAAGTGCAACAGTAGAAAGACTATTGAATCAGGAGGATACATTTGAATTATATAAGGACTTTGCTATATGTGCTAATGGTGCAATGTATAGTAAGGAGAAGAAAGGGTTCTTACCTGAGTTAATGGAAAAGATGTATAAAGAACGTGTCATCTTCAAGAAAAGAATGATCAAGGCAAAGAAACAGTATGAAAAAACACCAACTAAAGAACTTGAAAAAGAGATCGCAAGATGTAACAACGTACAGATGTCTAAGAAGATTGCTCTTAACTCTGCCTATGGTGCGATTGGTAATCAATACTTCCGCTATTATAAATTAGCAAACGCAGAAGCAATCACTCTATCGGGACAGGTATCTATCAAATGGATAGAGAATAAAATGAACAAAAAGATGAACACTATTTTAAAAACGGAGGGTAAAGACTATGTTATTGCTAGTGATACTGATTCTATCTATTTGCATATGGGTGATCTGGTCGAAGCTGTATACAAAGGAAGAGAAAAAACTACTGAGGGCATTGTCGGGTTCCTTAACAAGGTCTGTGAAGTGGAACTTGAACCTTATATTGAAAGTTCTTACCAAGAACTGGCAGACTACGTTAACGCCTACGATCAAAAAATGATTATGAAGCGAGAGAATATCGCTTCAACTGGTATATGGACAGCAAAGAAAAGATATATTTTAAACGTATGGGATAGTGAAGGTGTAAGATATGAAGATGCTAAACTGAAAATCATGGGTATTGAAGCAATCAAAACTTCTACCCCTGCACCATGTCGTAAGTTTCTTAAAGATGCATTTAAAATATTAATGAACGGAACAGAGGATGATGTGATTGAATACATCGAACGGTGTAGAAAAGAATTCAAATCATTACCACCAGCTGAAGTTGCATTTCCTCGTACAGTTTCCAATGTAGAAAAATGGAAGTCCTCTTCTGAGATGTATTTAAAAGGATGTCCTATTCATGTTCGTGGTGCCATATTATATAATCACTGGACAAAGAAAAAAGAGATAGATCATAAGTATGCTTCGATTAATAATGGTGAGAAGATAAAATTTTGTTATTTAAAAACTCCTAATTGGATGCATGAGAATGTTATATCTTTCATTCAAGATTTCCCTACAGAATTAGACCTAGATAAACATATAGACTACGAATTACAATTCAACAAATCTTTTTTAGAACCTGTAAAGGTTATCTTAGATTGTATCGGTTGGGAGACCGAACGCAAGAATACACTTGAATCCTTTTTCTCATGACACGTTACATTGTATGCTGGACAGACAACGGCATATTCTCTGACACACAGATGAAAGTCTTTGAAACCAGAGATCCAGCAAACTGGTTTGCCCAAAGCATACAAAAGGAGTATAATGATGTTAAAGTATACTTAGCACGGAAAGGAGAGTTTGATGACTAAGAAGAGAATACTTACTCTAGTCACAGGCGGTTTTGATCCTCTTCATAGTGGCCATATTGCTTACTTCGAGCAAGCAAGAGAACTTACTAATTATCTTGTAGTAGGATTAAACACCGAAGAATGGTTGACTAGAAAGAAAGGACAATACTTTCAATCATGGAAGGAACGCGCCGAAATTATAAGACATCTAGACATGGTTGATGCTGTCATCACAGTAGAAGATGATGAACATGGTTCTGCTTGTAATGCCATCTCTGCATGTTTGGAGATTGCACAAACTGTAGTCTTTGCCAATGGTGGAGATCGTGGATCAGACAACACACCAGAAACTGATAAGTTCGGTAACGATCCGAGAGTCGAAATGGAGTTCGGTATCGGTGGAACCGATAAGAAGAACAGTAGTTCATGGTTGCTGCATAACTACTTTGAAAGACAGAGAAAACTGGTAGGTATCTAATGAATAACGTAGGATTAGAAGTTGTATTCTGGACTATACTAGGAGTATATCTTCTAGCTAAGTTGGGAGTGTTCAAGAAATGAATTGTTGGCACTGCGACACCGAACTCATATGGGGATCAGATTTCTCAGGAGAGGATTATCATTGTGAAGATCAGTATTCTATAGTGACTAATCTTTCATGCCCCAAGTGTGAGTCATTCGTTCAAGTTTTTTATCCGAATAAAGATGAGTGAGGAGAAAGAAATATTATGGGAACCTTGGCACTTTCCAAATATTCCTTTATACCAAACAAAGTTGACTGCTGATGTTATGGATTATCTTTGGAACTGTATTTCACAGGCAGAAAAAGATAATGTTGATAACAGCAATGATTATAGTCACAAACTTGCTGGAAATATATCTGGTAGTTTAGGATTAACGGATAAGGACAACTGGTTTCGAGATAAAATTGTAGGGCCACTTACAAATAAAATCATAAAAGAAGATCCCAGAAACTATGAACCACCTGTAGATATTGATGAGTCAATCAAAGGTAAATTAAAACCATCTTTGAAACTTAATTGGTGGGTAAACTATCAATATCAAACAGAGTTCAATCCAGAACATATGCATGATGGCATAACTTCATTTGTAATTTGGATGAAGATTCCTACACATCATAAGGAACAACATAACCTACCATTTCATTCAAAGGCCGCATCTGATTTTCAATTCACATATTCCAATATACTAGGACATACAGTAGAATATCCTATATTCATGAGTCCAGATAGAGAGGGAATGATGATGTTATTTCCATCGACACTACATCATCAAGTGTATCCATTTTATAACACAGACGAACCAAGAATATCAATCGCTGGTAATTTGTTATGGAATGTGGTAGAATGTAAACAAGAGTAAATCATTATGGATTTTTTAAAAGAAATAGTAAAAGAGATTGGAGATGAGTACACCCAACTTGCCTCCGAGGCAGAATCAACTGAAACATTTATTGACACAGGTTCGTACATTTTTAACGGGCTTATATCAGGCTCTAT